CTCCAAATGACAGATATCAATGCAGAACTAGAGCGAATTGCTGCCGAAGAACTCGGTGACGAAGCTACTCTGGGAGAAGATAAAAATGCTGCAGCTCCCAAGAAAGGTGCCGCACCTGGCCAAAAGCAAGAGAAAATTGATGCTAAAGGCCAAGGTGAAGTACAAGACATGGGCCCCGCAGTTGTTTCGCCCGACGCCAAAACTGATCCTGGTATAGCTGCTGAAAAGAAAGCTAAGAAAGCAAAGAAACCTGGTCGTGATGGTAAAGGTGAGCCTTCTGCCGCTTCTGGTAAAATTGTCGATCCCACCTCTATGGATGGGGAAGTTGGTGACAAAATGAAAGGTGAAGATGTTGACCTAGATGATGAAGATGTTATCATTGAAGCCAGTGGTGGAGATGATGATGAAGAAGAAGCAGAAGAAATTACAATTGATGAACGTGTTGCTGCTATTGATCTCTCCGATGATGTTAAAGCTTTAACTGGTGGTGAAGGACTATCAGAAGAATTTAAGCAAAAAGCTGCCACAATTTTTGAGGCTGCTCTAAAAGCAAAAATTCGTACAGAGCTAGAGCGTTTAGAGGAAGAGTATGCAGAGTTACACGAACACTCCATTCTGAGGCTAAGGAAGAGATGTCCGAGAAGGTTGACAATTATCTTACTTATGTAGTTGAAGAATGGATGACAAAAAATGAAGTTGCTATTGAGCACAAGATCAAGACAGAAATTACAGAGTCGTTTATTACTGGGTTGCGTAATCTCTTTATTGAGAACAACATTGCAATTCCTGAGGAGTCGTTTGATATGCTTGATGCCGCTGCAGAGCAGGTAGGCGAGCTAGAAACCACTTTGAATGAAAAGATTGCAGAGAATGTTGAACTCACACAGAGAGTCCGTCAACTAGAAGGTAATGAGATTCTTCTAGATGTTGCTTCCGATCTTGCAGATACCGAAGTAGAAAAATTTGCAGAGCTGGCAGAGACAGTGGAATTTGAAGGAGCTGAAGATTATCGTATAAAATTGAATACTCTTAAAGATTCTTATTTCCCGAAAGCTCAAGTAATAGAGGAAGAGGCAGCGCCGACAGATGATGATTATGTAGAGGTGGCTAACGATACTATGGCTGCTTATGTTTCTACAATTAAGAAAATTAATTAAATAGTTGTAGAATAAAAAATTTTATAAATAGTATAATAATAGGGAGAAAATAACAATGTTCCAATCAGAACTACTACAGGAAAAGTGGAAGCCGGTGCTAGAGCACCCTGATCTCCCGGAGATTAAGGATCCTTATCGTCGGGCCGTCACCACAATTATCCTGGAGAACCAGGAACGAGCAATGCAAGAAGATCACGCTTTCTTGTCAGAAGCAGCTCCCGCAAACCAAACAGCGGGCGTAGCCAATTGGGATCCAATCCTAATTTCGCTAGTCCGCCGTGCAATGCCTAGTCTCATTGCATATGATATTTGCGGTGTGCAGCCAATGACAGGACCTACTGGTCTTATATTTGCGATGAAAGCTCGTTATACATCACAGTCTGGTACAGAAGCTCTGTTTAATGAAGCCGATACTGATTTTGCAGGTACCGGTAAACAAACAGGTATAGATGTACTAAACTTACTTAGCTCTACAGTATACGGCGTAGGCCGTGGCATGACCACGTCTGCTGCTGAAGCTCTGGGTGACACAACTACTAATGCTTTCGCACAGATGGCATTCAGTATTGAGAAGTCCACAGTAACAGCAAAATCCCGTGCGCTCAAAGCTGAGTACACAATGGAACTCGCCCAAGATTTGAAAGCGATTCACGGTCTCGATGCTGAAACCGAACTCGCCAATATCTTGTCTGCCGAGATTCTTGCTGAAATCAACCGAGAAGTAGTGCGTACAATTTATCGTGTTTCCCGTCATGGGGCACAGATAAACACAACCACTCGCGGAGTATTTGATCTAGATACAGATTCCAACGGACGCTGGTCAGTTGAGAGATTTAAAGGCCTTATGTTCTGTATGGAACGTGATGCAAACGTAATCGCTCGTGACACACGCCGTGGTAAAGGTAACATCATGATTTGTTCTGCTGATGTTGCGTCTGCTATGACAATGGCTGGTCTTTTAGATTATCAGTCAGCACTACAAGATAACTTAAATGTGGATTCAACAGGTAATACATTCGCCGGCGTACTTAACGGTCGCCTTAAAGTGTATGTCGATCCATATGCCAACATGAGCCTACCTTATGCTGCAGATCCTTCGGGAGCTTCCTCAGCGCAATATTATGTGGTTGGTTATCGTGGTACTTCACCTTATGATGCTGGTTTGTTTTATTGCCCGTATGTGCCTCTTCAGATGGTACGTGCAGTTGGTGAGAACAACTTTCAGCCGAAAATCGGCTTTAAGACACGGTATGGTTTGATTCGTAACCCATTTGCGGAAACAGCTGCAACAGTTCCTTCTGCAACAGAGATTGGTTCGGACAATGCAAACGTGTACTACCGTCGAGTACAGGTGAACAACCTGATGTAATTACAAAGTAGAATCGTCCCCATTATAATAATAATAGACGATGAACTTTGGAGACCCC